TCTAAGCTGACATTGAGCAGTACACATCATCCGGGTGTGGCGCAGTTGGTAGCGCGCTTGACTGGGGGTCAAGAGGCCGTGAGTTCAAGTCTCGCCACTCGGACCAAGAAAACCTCGAAACCGTTGCGGTTCCGAGGTTTTTCATATTTAGACTATTCTGGCAAATTCTCGATTATGCCAAATATTTCTATCCTGTTACCCCCGCAGTTACCCTCGCATAAAAGTCCTCTACCCATTGCGGGCAGAGGACTTTTTGGCTAATAGTGCATCATTTTTTAGGCTCGCTCATCCCTCGCGAAACATCTCTTGCATCGTCCGAACCTCGGCAGCTCTCTCAATCTGCTTCCTGTGCAGATAGTCATAAAGACACTTCATGCCCTCGGGCGGCTCACCCTTCTCCTGCTTGTACTTCTGGATGACGCCAGCGACCTCGGCGTGGAGCATCGTCATGTGATGCATCTCTTCTCCGGAAAGCTCGTAAAACGTCTTCGCAAGAGCAGGGCATTCATCCTTGTACTCGAGGGCGCATTTCGCGTACTTCGTCGCGTCCTCGATTTCCTCGTCGACCATCGCCGACAGTTTTTCAATGAGTTTCATTTTCTTCCTCGCTTTCTGCGGCTTCGCCATTATTTATGGCATTAGCAAATAGCAGCAAAATTATCCCGAGCAGTAGAGCCTCCGAATCGTCGTTCATAATTTTTCGACCGTGACCGCAAGGTTGCTGACGACCGATGCCACGCCGTCGAGCACCAGCGACAGCAGAGAACCGTCACAGCCGCAGGCGTTACGCACAATGGCCGTAATATTGAGGTTTGCCACGCCGTTTGCTGCGACCGTCTGAGCTGCCGTAGCGCCGATGATGGCGACGCCGTCCTTCTGCGCGGTCAGGCTGACCGTACCGGCAGCCGTGGGTGCGACTGTCGCGCTGACATCGACAAGGTAATATCCCTGCCCACACAGTGTAATCGCGTTGCCGTCCTGACGGATGTTGCAGCCATAGCGGCGCGTCGTCGAGCCGACCGGCACGATGCCGCCGACCGCAACGGTGAGATTGCTGACGTTGGTCGTGTAAATTGCAGACTTACTCATATTTTTACCCTCCTAAAAAATTAAAAAGCGGAGCAGCTATTGCCGCCCCGCTTGCCTCGCCGAATAGGGCGTCAAATGTTGCCGTTGCCGCAGCCGCAGCCACAGAACGGGGAGTTGCCCGCGCTGTAGGTGTAGCCGCTGGGATAGCGCACGACACCGCACATCTGCTCGCGCAGATAGAGCTGGTTGTTGGCCTGCTCAAGCTGTGCGATGCGGCCTTCGAGCTGGCTCTTTTCGAGCGCTGCGAATTTAGCGTCGATGTTGGCGTTGATGGCATCAAGGCCGCGCTGCGTGGTGCAGCAGCAGTCTGCCATCTGGCGCTGGATGTCGTTGCCGGTCTGCATGATGGCCATGTTCGTGCCGTTCTGCGCGAGCGCGACCTCCTTGCCCAGCTGACCGATGCCGCCCTGCATCTCGTAGCCGAGATTGCAGATGCCGTTGCCGATGTTGGTCAGGCGGTCGTTCAGCTGGCCAAACTGCTGGCCGAAAAGGATCTCCTGCTGCGACGCAGCCGTGGCGTACTGGCCAAACTCGCCCTGGCGGTTCCAGCCATTGCCGCCAAAGCCGAACATGAAGAGGAAGAGCACGACAATGAGGAACCAACCGGAACCCCAGCCGTTCTCATCGTTCGCACCGCGGGTGACCGCGGCGATATCGCTGAGAGACATACCACTATCCATGTGTCAAAACTCCTTCCTGAAAGATTTTATAAATAAACCGTTGCGCACCGGCTTATTTCAGAAATTGCATAAACTCCTTCGCCTGTTCTTGGAGCTGCTGAAACTGCTCCTGAGACATCTGCCCGGACTGCAAAAGGCGCTCGATCTCCTGCTGCGCTTTCTGAGGCGTCATGCCTCTTGCGAACTTGCGAAATTCTCCCAACATCGCAAGGGGATTATTCGGCCTTGCCGCCCTTTGGCTTCCCATCAGGCTTTCCAGCAACGGATTGTTCATTGACGATTCCCTCCAATCTGGTCAGGCGCTCTTCGATGCTCGTGAGGCTTGCTGCGCTCTGCGTGGGCTTTGGCTCGTAAGGTGTCATCAGATACGGTGTCTTCGACTTGTACCCTGCGTCATCTGTTTTGACATACCAGCCGATCAGGACATCCGACCGAGAGATATCCATTGCGATCAATTCGCTGCGCGGGGCCATCCTGAGAGCATCCACGCCGTTTTCTCCGTTCACGCGGGTAATTTGACCCGCAAAGCCTTGCATCGCTCCTGCGCCGTTCTGTGGGCTTGCAGGGGCATATCCTGAATAGGGGTTATACCCCATCTGATAAGGGTTGCCGAAATATCCCATACGCGCACCTCCTTTTGTTGCTTTCATCGTACAAAAAAACGGGCGCTCAAAAGCGTCCGTAAAGTGTATGAAAAGTGCGTCGAAACCTGTCGAACGATTCTCCTTGCCTTTTCACATGAAACATGATATTTTAATTTTGCAGGTCATTCCCGGCCTGGTTTTACACAAAAGAAATGACCTCACCGTTTATTCGGTGGGGCCGTTTCTTTTTTCATAGACTTCTGATGCAATTTTCTGGTATGCGCGCCGGCGGTATTTTTTCACTGCGTCAACAGACAGGCTTCGCTCCATTGCCACCTGTACGCAGCTTTTCTGCCGCACGTCGCATTCAATGATGCACGCCGCCTCCGACGGCGGCAGCTCGAAGGATAAAACGTATGCCACGGCTCGCTTCGGAGCCATCGCGGATAATTCCGTGCGAATCTGCTTGTGCTGACTGTCCATGTCCCTTTCTGGGACGTTGCAGAGCGCTTTCGCGTGGCTTTCGCCGCCCGCTCCTTCCTTACTTTTTCGACCGCTCCAACTCCGGGTTACTTCATCGCCGCGAGCTTTCGGATCAGGTCGCCGCCGTATTTGTAAGCGGCGAGGTAGTCCATCGTCGCATCCGCCAGACCGGAGCGCTTTTTGAGCATTTCGCGGTAGTCCGGCTCCGCAAGCCTGCTCTTGAACTCCTTTTCCCACTTGCCCGCGTTTTCCTTGCCCGACCAGTAGGCGGGGCACAGCTTGCCCGTCACGTCGAAGTGACGAATGACGTTGCTCACCGGGATGTTGTACTTCTTCATCAGCTCGCGCGTCAGTGCAAGTGCCCGCTCCACGGCGCGCGCGTCCGGAGCGTATGCGCCGTCCTTCTTCGCGTCGCAGATCTCAATGCTGATGCTGTTTGCGTTCAGGCAGCGGCCGTGCAGCGTCCCGCCGCCCGTCCGCGCACAGCTCGGGCACTTCTTTCCGCCCACCGCCCACGCAATGCGCAGGTCATCCACGCTCTGGATGACCTCATTCGCGTCGACGAAATAGTGCGCACTGGTCTTCACGACGTTGCCCGCGTAGTACTTCGCGTTATTCGCCGCCGTGTCGCCGTCGTTGCCAGTATAGTGGATCACGATGTAGCGGATGCCGCTCGCCGTGCGCGTGCCGCCGACGTTCCCCGCGTTGGCCGGGTATTTGCGGATGTTCATATCGCTCACTCTCCCTTCGCATTGCCTGCGGCGTTCTGTGTGCCGAAGTAGAACGCAATGACCATGAGGTACACGGTGTTGAATTCCTGCGTCACCTTCGACTGTACTGTCAGCGCACAGAAGGTCGCCGTCAGCGCAATCGTCACAAGGCTCTTCACGCTGAGAAGGTTTGCGATTCTCTTGTTCAGTAATTCGTTCATGTTATTCGTCCTTTCCCTTGATTTTGATTCCCGCCAGCAGGCCGAGTTCTGCCGTCCACGCAGCGAACCACGCGACGGTCAGGCTGTCCGGCACTACTTTGTCATGAGCGGTCAATACGAGCACCGCAATGCAGTACCAGCAGAGGTTGAGCACTGCCGCGATGACGTACTTGTCCCGCTTTCTCAGCTTCTTCATAAGGCAACCCCCGACAGCAGCCACGCGATAAAAGCGCCCGCCAGCGCCGCGAGAGCTTTGTCGATCAGACTGTCCCAGCGTTTCCCCGCCTTGCCCGTGATGGCTTTCACGTCCTCTTTGATCTCTTTGACATCGCCCTCGACGGTCTCCTGCTTGGTCGCCAGCACTTCGACTGACGTTGCCAGCCTGTCAAGTGCCGTTTGATGCTCCTGTAATTCGTTGATCCGATGCGTATTGCTCTTGCATCGGCTTTCGATCAGAGCGATCTCTGCGTCATCGTAGTGCTTTGCATTGTCCATTTTTCACGCCCCCTTATTTTTATGGTGTTCTCCATTGAGCCTATCATGCCGCCTCCGCAAATTCACCACGGGGCAAAAGAACCTGTCGGTGGTCCGACAGGTTCTTTTTCTTTACGTCGCTTTCCTCCTCATGATTGCAAGCTGCTCGTCCACCCTCGCGCGGTTCCAATGGCGAATGCTCTTTCCGACGCCGAAGTCCTCAAAGAGGGCTGCACGCTGTTTATCGGAAAGCCCCTTCTGCTGATAAACAAGCTCCATGATCTGCAAGCCTTCACTGTTGCTGATGGTGTCACCGTTTTTGTCCTTCAGGCTTTTGATCCCGCCTTTCGCCAGATAGAGCGCAATATACTGGGCTTCTGAAACGCCCGTTTTTTTGACGGTATCTATGGCCTTTGCCGCCCACCCGTCCGTTTGGTAATTGCTCACGCTCATTTCCCCAACGATGTTGGCATATTCGTAGGCTTTCGCAACGGCATCTGCCTTATCGCCGTCGCTCATGGACTTATAGCTCGCAAGTCCCGTGAGCTCGCTGACGATCTTATAGGAAGTCTGCCCGCGCTTTGTGGCGTACTTGACGTATTCCTCGCCGGTCAACTGTTTGTTTTCCTTATTCACGGTAAAAGATTTCGGTGCGCGCTGCGGCAGGACTTTGGTTTCACCGGTCGCCTCATACAGGCGGCTCAATTCATCTTCCATTTTGCTGCCGCTTACCTTCGAGGTATACGCGGGATTCGCAAAATTGTTAAATGCTCGCGCTACCGCGCTCCCGGAGTTTTCCGTGCGCCCCCATGCGTCGATAAAGGGAATCTGCCCGTAGTCAACGCCCGGAATACGCGCGCTGGCCTTGCCGAGCGCATATTGCATATCCGGCGTCAGGAATTTGTTCTTATCCGTATAGGTCGTCATGCGCTCGCTTTCGCCCGTGCGCTCCGCCTGCCCGAGGATCGTCGGGATACCCTGCGTCAGATAGCTCGTCGCCGCGCTTGCTACCGCACTGGTTAGTGCGTTTGTGTCCCCGGAGGACGCATATCCTACCGCGTCAAAAACGTCGTTCAGGCTTTGCAGACAGCTCATGGAAAGCAACGGATCTGTCACATTGCTTGCGGCCTGAAGCATATCACTCATAGTGAGATATCCGTTGTTCGCCTGCATCTGCTCGTAAAGGTTTGCCCCGACGAAGAACGGAAGCGCTTCCGGCGCAAGCCAATCCAGCGTAATACTCGTGCCATTTGGCATCTCCAGCGCATATTCCTGATGCCCTTGCAGCTCGTCGAACTTTTTCTTCTTCTCGTCATCACCGCCGTTGCCGCGAAGAATGCCCTCTTTCGCCATATAAAGGCCGAGCATCATCAGCCCCGTGCCGGTCAGCCCAGCGGCGGCCCGGTCGATCATTTCGGTCGCCTGCATATTACCCTTCTGCACCTGCACAAGGTCATAGCTTATGCTTTTGAGGAACCCAATAGGGCTGTATTCCACGCCGCGCACCAGAATGTTGGCTGGTGTCTTGCGGAACGGCAGGATTCCTTCGGTGAGGGTGCTTCCGAGGCGTTTCATCTTGTTATCCCCGCGGTATCTGCCGAGATCGGAGATCATCTGTGAAAACGCATTGGTGTCTCGATAGGTCGCTTTCTGCGCCTCTCTGATCGCGTATTCGCGTGCCGCTCCAATGCCTTTCCCGCCAGCGACCTGCTCCGCGGTAATGCCATTTGCTTTGCAGAATTGCGCCAGCGCCGCCGCGTAATGCGGCTTAGAGAACCATGCGTCTTCCGCATCCAGCGCCGTGCTGTTGAATTTGCGCATCGCTTCCAGCAGTTTCGGTTTGAAGATCGTGCGCCCTTCCTCGATTTCCTGTCGCACATTGACATTATCATTGTACTTGCCGCTACCGAGAGCTTGCTCGCGAATGTTGGCATAGTCACTCCATGACGCCTTGATAAGCCCTGCGTCCTTCGTCGTCAGGATTGCCTTCGTGCGTCCGACCTTGCCGCCGCTCACCGCGTTCGCAGCGCTCTCAATGCCTGCGCCGATGACGTTCTTTACCGTGACAGCAGGAACAAATCCTACGTTGCCAACGATGTTGCGCACATGCGTGCGTGGATTGCCAAGCATCGAAAGGTAGCGCCAAGCGTTCCATTTGTCAATGAAGCGGCTCGGCATCTGTCTGCCGATATCGCGATAGATTTCCTTCATCGCCTCGGTGCGCGCATCGTCGTCCTTTGCGTTCAGGAACTCCTCAGCGAGGTCGCGGTCGATTTTAAGATCAGGAGCCTTTTCCCCGTACTGCTTTTTGAGATCTTCTGTCAAGTTCTCCACGCTGCGCTGCGCCGCATAAAGCTGCGTACCGGGGTCCTGCTGCTTGAGCAGCCGCGTTGCCTGCAACGCCTGTGCCGCATTTCTCTGGCGCTTTACGATGGTGTCGAGCACGTCGATAGCTGTCTCCACATCACCGCTGTTCGCTGCATTGTTGTAGAGTGCCCAGCCAATAGCCGTGTTCTCCTTGCTGATTCCCTCTTTGGTGGAACTTTTCCACTTGTTCAAGGTCTTTTGCCAACCCTCGGTTTTTATGCGGCTTTCTGCGTCACTAATGGCCTGCTTGTCCGTATAGCGGTCGTAGGAGAACTCTCCTTTTGCCACCATTCGTTCCAACGTCGGCACCATTGCGTCCGGCGTGGCCTTTGCTTCCAGCACCGTGCGGATCGTGCGGCTGACGTATTTGTCATCCGCCGTCTTCTTCGGTACCTGCACTTCGCGGTATGCACGCTCGCCCGCCGGGATATATCCGTACTTCTCTTTCAACGTTTCGTAGTTTGCCTCAGGGATCTCGCGGGAGAATGCTGCGTCATCCACGCTGTTGACTTTTTCCAAACGGTCCGCCTCATCTCCGGCGATATACTCCACCGTGTTGACCCCGGCATCCTGCAATGCGGCTTTCAGACGGTCGCTGCTGTTGTCCGGGATCACCGCTGCCAAAACTTCGTCAAACCCAACGGCGCGCTGGGGCTTGGCCTCAAAGTAGCCGGTGGGCATTTCCGCCGCCTCCTGGTAGACGGCCTGGATGTCCTGGGCCGTCTGGCTGCTGATTTTGTACCCCTCCTTGGAGAAGGCCCGCATGATAGCGTCCACCGTCCTCTTGCCCTTGGACGTTTCCATCAGGATGCTGCCGATGATGTCGCTCTCGACGAAGGAATTGTCGGAATGAGCCTTGTTTCCCTGCTTGATCTTCGTGATGATGCTGCCGATCTGGTCATCAATGGCCTGGAGCTTTGCTTCATACTCGGTCCCCTCGTCCATGCCCAGCCGCCCACTGTCCGCCTTGATCTCCTGGATGCTGCGGTATTCCGGCGTCGCCACGGATTGCAGGGTCTTGGCGCTTGCGCCCCAGGTGTTGCCGCCGCGCTCCTCCTGGACCTCCTTCATCGCCTTGACGATGTTCTCCAGGGTGTAGGCATAGTGGAGCTGCGAGAAGCTGCGGAGATTGCCGGAGGGGGTGTAGGGGTCCTTGCCATTGTAGATGCCCGCCTCGCCCAGCAGGCCGTCCAGCTTCCCGGCAATCCACTCCTCAACGGCGTGGTCATCCACGGAGCTGCGCAGCGCGTCAGAGGTAGCCATCCGGTCAATTTCGCCCTTGGTCGCGCCGCCGTCCTGGTACATATCCCATGCGTGGTGAACGATGTCCTCCAGGGTGAAGATGGAAACGCCGTCCATGGAATTGTCGATGCGGTTCTGCCGTCTTTCGTTGATCTCCGCGTCGGTCCAATGCCTCTTGACGGCCATTCTGCGGAGCATGGGTTCGCCCTGTTCCCGGTAGTAGTCCCGGAGAATGTCGCGGATGACCTCGGCATTCTCGCCCAGGGCGTCCTTCACGCTCTCACCGGTCTCCAGGTTGGCCTCGATTTCAGCCAGCGTGTTCACGCCCAGGCGGTCAACCACCTTTTGCAGGGTGTCGTTACCGAACTTGTCCCACACCTTGTCCATCTTCACCGGCTCCAGACTCTTGCCCTGGTCTGCCAGATAGGCCGCCCGCACCGTGTCCGTGGAGGCCAGCTTCTCCGCCAGCTCTGCCGTGCTCCTGGTGCTGGTGTTGTCGATGCCCATAGAGCGCAGGGCGGCGCTGTTCCCGAAGATGCCCCCGGCCACGGAGACATCCCCGGCCAGCCGGTGCAGCTCGTGCTCCACCTGGGATGCCTTTTTGCTGTTCACGGGGTAATCTACTCGCGGAGCTGTCGGCGTCCAGGCATCGCCACCGTACACCTTGTTGGCGCGGAATAGCTGCGGGTCGATGGTGTCCTTGCTGAACACAAGGGAGATGGGGCCGTACTTGGTGTGCCCGTCCCTGGCTTTTACAATGGCGATAGAGGGCATGGGCAGGCCGCCCAGCTTCAGCGCGGACATGATGCTGGCCTCATCCTTGTTGTGGACGGCGATCAGTTTGTCAGTCTCTTCGACCGGCGTTTCCATGCTGAACTTCAGCTTGACATTTTGTACGCCACGAGATAGACTATCTACAGAAGCATTCCCTCGCAGAGCGCCGCTGTCCGCAGCGGAAGAGCCATTAATTTGGGGGATGCTTCTTTCTTGCATCTGCCCAATATTATAGATCATCTTACCGTCTGCGCTCTGCGCCGTCGATATCGTAACCTTGTAATATTTCCCGTCAAAGTCTTTGAAAAACGCCGTGCGATAATTCCAACCGCTACTTGCCATGTCTCCATGTCGACTGTTATGATCTACAACGTTCCTGTCCCCCTTGACAGAAACCTGCGCCAACTCGTCAATATGCGATGCTGCATTTACTTTTCGCTCAAATGCCGCCTCGCTCATAGTACGCCCATCGCTGGTGTGGTTGTCGCTCAGTTTCCCTGCCGAGGTCGCAGTCAGAACCAATTCGTCGCCATCCGCGCCGATAAGCTTAACGTCTTGTCCACGGCGGATTTTCCCGTTAATATAGTCTTCCAGCTGTTCGCTCCAACTCTGCGGGTCATTTCCAAAAATGACCTGTCTGTCGGCGCGGACATATTTTTTGCCATCGGCAGCCTCTTCAATGCTCGCCCTGCCATTTATTTTGCTTGGCGGCGCACGCGTGCTTTCCTGCGCAACGGTTTCGCTCTCCACCTTGATATGCGCAAGAAGAAACGCTGCCGCATCGCTGATCTCACTGTCGGCGAAAATGTTCATATCGCCGAGGCTGTCGCAAACCACCTCTTCCCAAATTTCCTGCGCCGTCATTTCGGTGCCGGCATAAGCGTCTGCATACGCCGTGCAGAGGGAGCCGACCTCACCGCCGGTAAAGGTCTTATCGATGCGCGTGCGTACCTCGTTCAAATCGACTTCGCCCTTTGCGATCATATCATGTCCGGCCTCATGCCGCATGATCTGGTACGACGTAAATTCCGGATGATCCGCACGGATAAATACGCGGTCACCTGAAACGTAGCCGCGCACCTGGAACGTTTTCCCGCTCTTGTCACGGAACGTCAGATTATTTCCGGCAAAAAACGTCACGCGCAGGCCGCGCTCTTTGGCGAGGTCCTTCGCCTTGCGCATTTCCGCCGTCTCGTTCTTCACAAGATAGACGCTGTCATTGAATGCGCCTCTGCCGATGCCGAAGCTCGCAGTGCTTACTTTTTCTCCATAATCGAGCGAAGCTGCTTCGCTGTCTGCGAAGTGTCGCCCTTCCTTCCGGCCCGGATTTCGTCCTGCGCCTTCTTCCACGCCTCGTACTTCTCCGCGGGGATCCGCACCGTTATCCCGTTCGCTGCCGTTGCGTAAATGTACTGCTTCTCCATGTTCGGCTCCTTCCTGCTGCGCATATTCTGTGCGCAGCTCATCCATTGTCACATCTCCTGTCTCGAGGGCAAGGCGGTTGTCAGTTACATACTTGTCAAAGCCGGTCGCCTGCACCTCTGCGCCTGCGATCTGCTGCTTTGCTGCAATATAATCCGTATTGGGGGCAACCGCCGTTCCATCAACAGCAGTGTACCCATTCGTCAGCATGTCGTCAAGAACGATCTCGAGCGTTTTCGCCGCTTTGACATTCTCCTGTCCATTATCGTTGATGATGCGCTGCGCTGCATCAATGATTTGCGTGCGCGTCAGGCCCTCGTTCATCGCCTTGCGCATGGCGGGGGTCTCGAATATCTGATTGTTTCTCTGGTATCCGTTTGCCGTCCGCTGCCGCGCGCCCTTCTGCTGTCCGCGCGAAAGGCTTATATCAGCGATACCGGCGATCTGCTCTGCCGCCGTACTGTAATAACCGTGCAGCTCGGGGTGGTCAAACTGGAAAGCGTTTACATTTCTGCTCGATACATTTTCCTTCGTACGGCTGTCAATATGCTCGCCCGTTCCTGCCTCTTTCTTCGCGTCGTTCTGCCCCGCGACATAGCCTGCATAGGCCGTCTCATTCGTCGGGTTCGGGTTCGCCTTTCCCTCCACGCCCGCATTGTAGGCAGGGATAAAGTCCTTCACGTGCTGTGCCGTGTCCTTGCCCTCCTGATACGAGCCGCGAATCGCTTTTCGCCCGCTCTCACCCAGGGAGTTATCAAAGCGCGCGAATCGGTTTGCCGCAGCTTCCACGCCGCCACCAATACCGCCGAGAATGCCGCCAACAAGGAAGTCATTCAGAACCTCCGCCGCTTCCAGCTCGCTGTAACTCCCACCGAGCGTCTTGCCGTTGTAGATCATCTGCAGCGCGGGCTGGACAAGATCCTCGATCACTTCCTCGCCGCCCTCTTCAATGAACGACAGCGCGATCTTGCCCGCCGCGCTGTTATTGAGCCCCGACATCGTGCGCTCGATGACGCTATCTAAGAAGCCCCTGCCGAACATTTTCTTGAACGGCGCTGCCGCGTTGCCGATCTTCTCGGTTGCCACGCTAAGTGCGCCGCTTGCAAAGCCATAGTTGACCTGCTGCTCGTGCGTTGCGCCCTGTCTGCGTGCTTCCTGCGCGCTTCCGCCCGTACTGCGGACAAACATCGCAGGGAGTGCACTGCCACCCGTCAGAAGCCCGAGAGCCGCGTCCATGCCCATCTGCGCGCCCGCCACGCCAACGTCGACTGCAAGCCGCCCCGCGCCGCCAAGATCGCGCTTTGCCTTGCTGATGTCCTTTGCGCCGCTGTCGGCGAGTCGGTCGGCGGCCTTGTAGATGTTGCCCGCCGTGCGCTCCACCTCGCCGCCCTCGCCGTAAGCTTTTAGGTATGCGGCTTTCCGCGCTTCCAGTGCCGCAATGACATTTCGAGCAGTGTCGCGCTCGCTTTCGGTGCTGCTGGGGTCTGCAAGCACGTCCCGCTGTGCCTTGATATCCTGATCCCACAGGGCAATTTCGGTGTTTGCTTCCTCGCGTCGCTGCAATCCGCTGCCGGTCTGCGCCATACCGGTAAGGTTGACGAGCCCCGCGCCATAGGTTTTCGCCGCGCCCTTGACGGTGTTGCCGACGCGCTGCGCGACCGTGGGGGCTTTTACCTCCTGCACGTGCTGTTCGAACGCTTCTTTGCTCTGGTAGTTCTTCGCGTCCTTCTTCTGTAAGGCCCCCTGCGCAAGATTCTGCGCAAGCGCGCTTTGATTTTTTGGCGTCACGACATTCTGCCGCGTGCGGAACATGGGGCTGCTCGACTTTGCGGGAATCGTTGCCGCCTTGCTCGGTTGCACTGTCGGCTTCTTCTGCACCACATTGCCCGTAGGGGATGTGCGCTTCACATCCCCCGTTCTCACAAGCCTGCCGTGCGTGCCGGTTCCAACAACCGTCGTCTGGCCCTTGCTCGCTTCCACTTCCGGATTCGCTTTTACTAATCGTCCCATTTAGCCCTCCTCGTAGGAATAGCCGTACTGCGTCAGCAGCTTCTGCATTTCTGCCTTCTGATCACTCGTCATCAGCGGCCATGCCTTGTCGAGCGTCGAAAGGATACGCTCGCCTTCACCGTTTTTCAGCGACGTGTTGAATCCGCTCAGTAGAGCAATAAACTGACCCTGCGGCAGTGTCTTGCCGCTGCTGCCGCTTCCGCTGCCGCCGCCCTGCCCCTCGAGCCAGCTCTCATAATCGTCATACAAACTGCTTGAAGAGGAAAAGCCGTACTTCTTATAGTTGTTGGAGATAAAGCTCTTGGGATAGCCGCTTGCCTGCGCCGCTGCGAACAAGCCATCATAATCCGCCTCGCCGCCGCCCGTAGGCGTGGTGATGACGCGGGTATTTCTTCTCGCGGCCTGCTGCGCGGCCTGCTGCAATTTATACTGCCATTCCGCATTATAGCGTGCGTCCTCGATGGCGTCGCGTTCCTTCTGGTAGTCATAGTTCAGCTTGTCCTGCTGCTTCTGATACGCCAGCGCATCCGCCGTCTGCTGGTCGCCCACCTGATCACGCGCGAGCTGATAGAGGTAGTTTCGGTCAGCCATCCAGCGGTTGTAGTTGTTGTCCTCAAGGCCGATGAGCGTATTCAGGTCGGCGCGGTCGCCGCTCAATTTATCCTGATACATGCTATAGGCAAGCTGCTGTAATTCGGGGATCTTGTCCGTCATCTGGCTCATCTGGTAGTCGCTCGCCTGTTGGCTCGCTGCCACCGCCGCCGTGGACGGCATCCCCCCCGTCATCACTGCCGCCTTGCCGAGCACATCCTCAGCGCTGCGGTCTGCCTCGCGCGTGTACTGCTTGCGATACTGCTGATAGAGCGGGTCGCTCGCCGCGTCGTAGGAAAACGGCGTGCGGTTCAGCAGCGCGTCGAGCTTTGCGCTGATCTGTCCGCTCTGATCGTAGTTGTAGTTGCTGTCGCCCAGCTTATCAAGCCAGCTCGTGTCAGCCTTTGCAGGGCTCGCGCCCGTGCCGAGTTTGATGTACTCGCTGCCGTCCACGCCGCCGGAATAGTCGTACTTCGCGCGGATTTTCTCCGCTGCGTCGTGCGCCGCCTGCTGGCCCGCCTTGTCTCCCTCGGCATAGGCCTTGTTGTAGGCCTCTGTATACTGCCGGATGAGATCAAGGTCGCCCGAATCGTTGATGAGCGTCAGGTCTGTATTCTTGTGTTTGAAATTATCTGCCATTGTCCCCTCACTTTCTGCCGCCCGTCACGTATTCGTACTCGAGCGCATAGAGCCGGTATTCTCCTGTGGCTTTGATTTTTAATCTAAAGTGGTCGCAGCGGCGGATCGGGCAGTTGAGCGTGAAAACGTCCTTCTCCTGTGCCCCGCAGCGGTCGACCTCTTCCCACGCGCCGCCGTCAAACTTGACAAGGAACACGACCGTTGTGCCCTTTTCGCATTCCAGCCGCGCCCGTACGCGCTGCACGTGCTTCGCGTCGAATGAGCCGCCGTCATAGTCGGCAAACTCCGCCTCGCTAATAACAGCCCCCTCGCGTGTTGCGCCGGTCGGGATATCTGCCGGATTTCCAAGCAGCACGCACCCGCCGTCTACTAAGGCCATGATACCGCCCGAATAGGCCATTTGCACCACGGCAAGCGTATCTTCCTTATGCCACACGCCGTTTTCGCTGCTGTAGCAGTACAGCGCCGCCTTGCCATCCTCTTTCAGGCTCACGTAGTAGTTGAGGCCGTCACTTCCTCCCACCGCGTCAGAGAGGCGCACATCATCGCCCAGCGTGCGAGAGATGCAGCGCGGCATGCCGCCGCTGTACGCCATGATGCCGACCTTCGAGAGGTAATAGAGCGTTTCGCCCGCCACAGCAAGGCTCTTGTGGCTGCCCTTCATTACGCCGAGAACAGCACTCGACATGAGCTGGAAGTTTGTCGGAATCGTGCCGTACATCTTGAAAATTTTGTCTTCTTTGAAAAAGCACGGGTAACCAAGGTAGCTCACGCACGCCGTGAATGCTCCCGCCGTGCCGCTCTCCACGCTGAACGCATCCGTGGATAGTCCGTCAAACACGTTCCAGTTGTACGGGTCGCCGAGCTTTGAAGCAAAGATGCTGTCGCCCTTGCAGCCCCACACGCGGTTCTCGTTCGTGCAGACAAAATCCATGTCGGGAACGCTGCGCTTGAGCGTGACTGTTCCGGGCTCCGTGATGCTTTCCTGCCCATCGGGCAGGCGGAAAGTGTTTTCATAAAAGCGCAGCGTCTTTTTGTCTTCGCTGATCTCTCGGATGATGGGCGTGCGGTTGTTGTAGGTCTCCTTTGTACAGCCCGAGATCGTCACGGCGTCGCCCACGTTGAATGGGAACGCCGCGCCGGTCGTCGTGATGCTGTTTGCCGCCGCCTTTTCGTCGGCATACGTACCATTCCCGAATTTCAGCCCCGCCGCGGCGTAGCTAGCCTCCATCGGCTTGATCGTGCCGTCCTTTTCACACACGATCTTGTCGGGGAAGATGAGCACGCGCTCGCCCAGTGCACAGAAAGTCTTTTCGCTGTCTGCGACCGTCGACTTCTCCTCGCCGTTGACGTAGAGCTTCGTTCCGTATACCTCGTAGAGCTTTCCTGCACTGAAAATGCCGTTTGCAGTCCCCATATCCTTGCGGACGGTATAGCGCCTCGCACGGGGGGAAAGAAGCGGGAAGTATCGCGCCGACAGGTTCTTCATGTCGTAGAGCTCGCCGCCCGCCGCACCGAACGTGTGGTTGATGCCTCCGAATTTCTCTTGCTGCACGCGCCGGTTCGTATATGCCGTGATCTCAGGCAGTCTCATCCGGGCCCTCGCTTTCTTTCTTCTCTGGCGCTTCCGTGCCGTCGCAGATCATCGCGATATTGCGAAGCGACTGCCGCACCGCCGCCACCACGTCCACCGCGTCGCCGTTGACGTTCAAAATGCCGATCAGGCGCATCGCGTGCGCCGCTTCCTGCTTGATCTTTTCATTCATGCTCTTTACCTCCAATCGGGTTGCGAATAGCTCCCGTAATTGTTGACCGGTCGAACCGATAGCCAATTTGTGTTGTAATACGTCCCAATGTTGACGATCGCGCGGTATCTCTTCCAGTTCGGATAGGCATACGTCCCGACGTTGATGACCGCCTTCGCACTGCCTCCGCTGCCGCCGCCGCTGTATGTCGTGGCTGTGCCGGAATCGCTGTAATCTGAGACGATCCACGATCCGCCCCAGTAGTACATGTTGCATATCCACTCGTATGTCGTGCCCGGTGTGAGCCCTGTGATCGTGCCGACAAAGGTGCTCGTACCACCGCCGACCTCGCTCGAATCGAACGAGAATGTCCCGACGCCCGTGATGCGGATGTCGATTGAGCGCTTATACGTGTAATCCGACGCGCCGCCAGTAAACCGTGCGTAGACGCTGAGCTGTGTCCCGTCTCCGTCGACCGGTGACAGCGTACAATAAAAGCTCGCCATCTCTCACTCCTCAAGGAAAAACACCGTACCATACGGCGCGGCACTTGGCGGCGAAGCGCCGAACATGTAGTTGCCGCTCAGTACCAGATAGCCGCCGCCGAGCGAGACGACAGGGTAGTCGCTGGCATCGTCTTTTCCGATCAATGCAAACGGCCCCAGCTCGGATTCAAGAAAGATATTTCCCGCTGCGTGCATCTTCATGCCACCATAGGTCGCCGTCAGACCGACGCCGACCTGCCCCGTGCCCGTGTAGGCAAGATCCATGCTGCCGACAGGGGTATCTCCGGCCAGCAGGCTCACGCTCCCGCCGCGCAGCGCACCCGCCGTCAGCGTGCCGTCGATGTTGACTGCCTTGACGTGTAGATCGATGGTCCCCGTGCTCGCGATCTGCACGCCGTTTTTGTTCAGCGCAAAGACTGTGCCGTTGCTGCCGCTCGTTGCCGCCAACGTGATCTGATTCAAGTTCTGGTCGATGAGCGTCTGCGCCGCCGTGCCGTCGATCTTCCCGCTCACCTGCGTGCGCAGTCCGTTGACATCCGCCGTCAGGTTCGTCACGCTGCCGTCAAGGCTCGAAATGCTCGCCTGCAAGCCCTGCGCCGTCACGCCGAGCTGCGTGATATTCCCCTCTGCGTCGCTGATGCGTCCCGCAAGGCCTTTTGCCGTGATAGACAACTCGTTCACATTCTTGTCCGTATCCTCGATCTTGGCGTAGATCGGCTCGGAAATATTCTTGATAAACTCGCTCAGTGCATTCTGGTTGATGTTGCTCCCGTCCAGATTGAAGAGCGTATACCGAAGCTGTTCCAGAAGCACGAAAAGGTAGTCATAGACCCCGTTGATCTGCTCCTGCGTGTCTTTGCCTTCGCCGTTCGGGAAGGTCGTCTCCACCAGCTGAAATGTCGTCGGCACTTGTCATCACACCTTCCAGTTGCCCTTGCTTTCTTTGCGGTTTTCGCGCCGCCACCATGCCATAGCATCGGCCACCGCATCGTTGGCAATGGCGTGGTCGTTGGCATAGAGCGCGCTGTCCTGATTGTAGGCGTCGAGCTGCGCTGCCAGATATAGGTGGTAACACTCGTTGTGCCCGTCCGGCAGCAGCAATTCCATATCATCGACGCTTGCTGTGTCATCCTCCACGCTCACCTTGAGAACGGGGGCTTCCTCCCCCATCATCTCGGCGATTCGGTGCTCAAGCACCATGAGAATTTCCGCCTTGCGCGGCGTGCTCAATTTGTTAGGCCGCAGCGCGTCCGCGTCACGGATAGCTTTCAGCATTTTCATACATTAGACCTCCGTGAAATACTGTCCCACCAGCTCGTGAGGAAGATACTGAAGAGTGATTTTGTTGCCGGACTGCTCTCCGATACGCTCGCACTTGTACGTCTTGCCATCCTCGCTGTCGAGGTAGTACTTGCCGTATTCGTATTCCATGCCGCGCGCTGCGGGGATGGGGTCATCCTGCGTGCCCGCGTGGGCGGCGTCGATGACCGCCCAGAGAGCGGGCGTCTTGTCCGGCGTCCAGTTGGCCTGCGAGGTATGTGCCTTACGGCACTTGTGCACCTTACCGCCGTAGCTCCTGCGGTCGCCCTCATCGTAATCAACGGGGTACGCCCATGCTGTGATGAGTTCCGGCACGCTTGCCGCCTCGCCATCGCTCAGGCTGACTGCTGCCTGCTCGATAATGGGGCGCAGCTCTACCGCACGGGCGTATGTGACCGGCGCGCCCGCAAGAGCGGTAACGGTCGCTTTGGCGCTCTCCTCTTCTGTGGGCTTGCCCATCTTGACCGTGACCGTGCTGTCGCGGTGGTCGGTGATGGCCCCGCTCAGACTGTACGCGCTGTTGTCCCATTCGTTGACGACCTCCTCGGTCTCGCCCGTGGGCTTGCCGTCCTCATCGTACTTAGGTACGGTGTCGCGCTGTACGATGCTCCACGGCGTGTTGTCGGGTAGCAGCGCCGCCGCCTCGGTGGCGGTCATCGTCAGGCGGATGTTCTTCACCTCGCGCTCGCCCCACGTGCGGTCTTTGTGCTCGCCCGTGATGATCGCGGGGTACTCGGTGTTGTTGACTTTGATGTATGTTACCATAGTTTCACTCCTTTAAGCGATAAGTTCGAATTCTTCGTTCACGAGGGCGTCGGACGGGAGGATGATGCAGGGGCGGATGCCGTTGCTCTCTGTTACGGATGCACTATCGTAGTTATACCCTCTTACTAATCCTGCATAATTAATGTCCAAAGTGGTTATGGATCGGAGCCACCACTTGGTGAGGGTTCCGTTATAAGTGGCAAGGTAGGCAGGGTTATTGATGATGCTCTCTGCGAATCCGTCTAAACCCGCGCCATCCGCCGGAAATATATTTCTAAAGTTGAGTTCATAACCTCCAAGAAGAAACACCTTGCAGGACAGTCCATTTGCGCCGCTCTGCACACTTCCGCCTTTTCCGCCTTTGAGATACGGAATCTTCGCCTGTTTAATTGCGCTCTGAATGTTGGCATCAAACAGGCTCAGGAACGTGCTGTTTAGATAGGAGTGGATAGAGCTATTTTCGTACAATAATTCAGAATTACTGTTCCACTGTCGCATCTCGTAGATGTCCTTCATTAACAGCCATGTTCCGTCGCAGCTGCTGTCATACAAGCTGCTCGGCAAGCCCTGATGGACGACCAAGAATTCCTTCTTCACACCGCTGACGTTCGTGAACACCGATTGCCCGACGCCCAGCGCCGACAGCTTCGTCCCCGCGCTCGGGAACGTGATGTCATACCCCGTCCCGTTGATGAGCGTCCTGCCTTTCTTGATGTTGTACACCGTGCCGTTGACGAGGCACTTCCCGCCCTTAACGTCGTAAGCAGTGCCGTTGACGAGCGTTTTTGGTAATGTAGGGGTTTTACTTTTCGTCGTAAAGCTTCCGGATTTATCGTACTGCGATCCTGCTGTCACCCAACCCCCGGACGTATTTTTGTAGTAGAGTGACGCGCTCCAGTTGTACGTTGTCCCCGGCGTCAGCCCCGTGATGTCGAGAGAAAAAGTGTTTTCGCCTCCGCTTGTCTCCGGCGATAACGCAGAAAATGTCCCGACGCCGCTGACGGCAACGTCCATGCGCCGCTGACCTTTATAGCTGCTTGACCCTCCGGAAAACTTTCCGACTGCGTGGGCGATAGTCCCGTTGCTAGAATCCGGCGTTATCTCTACAGTAAATGTAGCCATTTCCGCCTCCTTAGCCGTACACCCAGTTGATCGCGTAGTCCTCGGTGGGCGTGGTCTCCGTGCTCACGAGTGTCTGCTTGACAATGTTGCCGGATGCGATATAGTCGCTGCCACGCGTCGCCGCCACCAGCCCGCCCGAGCCATTGCCCTTGATGAGAGAGGTGGTGGCGGGGACATTGACGGGGCCTGCGGGGCCCTGCGGGCCGGTCGCACCGGTCGCGCCTTTCTCGCCCTGCTCCCCCTTTTCGCCCCGGTCCCCCTTGGGGCCTTTGAGGTTGACCGTCGCGGGATTATCGAGCCCTCCGTCGTTCGTCCAGCTCAGGTCTCCCGCCGCAGACATAGCGGGGGTAAAGGTCGCGCCCTTCGCACCAGCCGCCCCGGCAGGGCCCGTCTTGCCTTGGGGTCCCGTCAGGCCTTGCGGCCCAGTTGCACCGGTTTCACCTTGCGGACCGGTTTTGCCCTGCGGCCCTCTCGGCCCCTCTGGGCCGGTATCGCCCTTCGCGCCGTCAGCACCGGCAGGCCCCCGTGCGCCCGTGTCGCCTTTCGGGCCCTTGAGGTTCACTGTCTGCGGATTCTCCTTGCCGCCGTCGTTCGTCCACGACAGGTCGCCGTCGTCGCTCATACTCGGCGTGAATGTCACGCCGTCCTTACCGGCGGCTCCATCCGCGCCGGCAGGGCCTTGAGGGCCAGTCTCGCCGGTATCGCCTTTCAGTCCCTGCGGGCCTGCCGCGCCGTCTGCGCCGGTAGCACCGGTATCGCCTTTAGGGCCCTTGATGCTTACAGACTTTGGGTTCGTCTTGCCGCCGTCATTCGTCCAACTGATGACACCCGCATCGCTTACGCTCGGGATGTAGGTCACGCCGTCCTTACCGGCAGCCCCGTCCGCGCCTTTGGCTCCATCCGCGCCCGCTGGTCCCGTAGGCCCTTGCGGACCAACTTCGCCTTGCGGTCCGGTAGGACCAGCCGGGCCGGTCGGGCCAACGTCGCCCTGGTCTCCCTTGGGGCCTTGGGCTCCCGTGTCTCCCTTATCGCCCTTTGCACCTTGCAGGGGGCCGTTATTGATGAACTTGCCCGTCGTGCCGTTCAGGATGTAGATATCGTAAGGCTCCGCCGTGCCGACGCCGTAAGCGTCACCCGGCTGCGCAGTTGCAAGCTTGGCTTCGTCCAGCGCTCCTGCCGTGTCGTAATAGCCCAGCACCTTGAAGCCGCTGCCTGTGTCTCCCTTCGGGCCCTGCGGGCCCGTGTCGCCCGTCGCACCCTTCGGTCCCTGCGCACCAGTATCGCCCTTTTCGCCCTGCGGACCTGTCGGGCCTTGGATGCCCTGCCCGCCTTGCGGGCCGCGAGGCCCGGTCTCGCCTGTATCGCCCTTGTCGCCCTTTTCACCTTGGGGCCCAGTGTCGCCGGTATCACCTTTTTCACCCTTGGGCCCCTGAATGCCCTGCGGGCCACGCAGGCCTTCCAGTTGTTCCTTTGTGAAGTCGGAGTAGGTAAAGGCGTCACCCTTGTCGCCCTTATCGCCGGTCTCGCCCTTTGGCCCGCGTTCGCCAGTCTCTCCTTGGTGGCCAATGGGTCCTGTCGGGCCGACCGGGCCAGTTTCGCCCGTATCGCCTTTAAGCCCTTGCGGGCCGGTGTCACCAGTATCTCCCTTGGGGCCGACGGGTCCCTGCGGGCCAGCGGGGCCGGTCTCGCCTTGAATGCCCTGCTCTCCCTGTGGGCCGCGCGGGCCGGTTTCACCTTTGGGGCCCTGCGGCCCCGTCGCACCGGTTGCACCGGTCTCTCCCTTGGGCCCCTGCGCGCCGGTATCTCCCTTGGGGCCGACTTCACCCTGCGGACCGGTCGCGGCAACGCCCGTGTCGGCAAAAGCGCCCGCCGTGGCGTCCCACTTGAACCAGTTGCCCGTGGTCTCGTCGACGTATGGCATCTTGGAAACCGCCGTCTCCGCATCCGCCGCCGCCTGCAAAACCTCATCGACCCAGCTTTGATAGGCCGGAGGCGGGGTCTCTCCGCTGTCTTCCAGCGTTTCGCGCACGCGTGTTTTATATATCTGGCTCTTCACAATGGTATCGCCAACGGTGTAGCGCAGCTCTGCCGCGCCCTCACCGGCAACCGCCGTATCAACGTTCGATACCAGCCACACGAGCGCGCCGTCTTCTTCCGTCACCGTCACGGGATACGGCTGCGCATCGCCGTTTCGCTGCACGATCAGGCTTGCGACGCCCTCGCCGTAGCCCTCGCGCCACTTTCCCAGCACGTCAAAGACGACCTTGCGTGCCTGATTCTCACCCCTGCGCCCGAGCTTGATCTCTTCGAGCGCGTAAGCATTTTCAATAACCATGTTGTCACCTCTCTTATGGAAAACGGCGCAGCAAGAGCGACTTTTTCGTCCCTTGCTGCGCCGTGTCGCAACTCATTTTTCGTGTCTCGCGGTCTTATTCGCTTACGCGTTGTGGGCTTTCGCACTCTCAACGTAGTCGCTGCTCATCGTCTGGATGAGATTCGCGGTCGAGGCGTCCTGTCTCATCTGGTTCTGGATGGCCCACAGGAACTTTCTTTTGACCTGCACGGTCACGCCGCGCTGGATCAGGCAGCTTTCGCCGTTCACGCACACCAGCAGGTCATCCTTGTACTTGCCGCTGTCCTTGAACAGGCGGACGCTGACGTACTCCTCGCCCGCGCGATCGGCGTTCACAGCCGCAACGGCGTTCTTTGCTTCGCTCATCGGTCTTTCCTCCGTTTCAGTGGCGGGGGCGGCGTTCACAGCTGCCCCCTTGGTGGTTAGGTCAGCGGGGTCTCATCGAACGTGGAAGTCGTTTCCACGCGAATCATATACGCCTCAACCAGACGTTCGGCGACCTTGGTTGCTTTCCAGCCGACGGTTGCACGCTGGTTCAGCGGGTCAGCCGTACCGGCAGAGCCGAGCGGCTTGACGATGTGCTCAAGACCACCGCCGGTCAGCTCGGTCGTGCCGTAAGCCTCCGCGCCCATGATGAGGGTGGAGTAGACGTTGCGGCCCTTCGCACCGGCTTCGCCCGGATAGATGGCGGTCGACGCCGCCGGGGTGGTAGCAGGTGCTTCTTTCAGCGTGATCGTCGCGCTGCCAGCACCCGCAGCCGAGGCGCTCTCAATCTCAAGGAGCGCACCACCGATGACGACCTCACGGCCAGCCAGCTTTGCGGCGTCAGCAGTGGTGATTGCCTCGTTTACGGTCAGGACCTTGCCGGATGCGCTCTTGACGGTCAGGTCGCGTGCGCCCTCGGTCAGGTCGTCGGCGTGGAACACCTTCGCTTCGGTCGTCTCGATGAAGCGGACGCCCGCGATCTTGCCGATCTCATCGTCGTAGATGTTGCTGGTGTCCTTATACTCGTGCGGGCGCTTCCAATCAGGGTCATCCTGAATGTCGTAGGAACAGTCAGGGTGAATGATGGCCCAGTAGGAGCCCTCATAGCGCGGGGCGTTCATGGTTTTCAGGAAGCGAACCGCCTTGCGGACGGCACGCACCGTGAAATAGTGGTTGCCCGTGGTCTCGCCGCCAACAAGCAGATGGCGACCCGTCACCTGACCTTCGCCGTACTGGACGTTAGAGCCTCCGTTGATGACCTCGCGGGTGATGGTGTCGAGCGTGCGGCCCGCCTGAGAGCCGAGCAGCACCGTCGCTTCCTGCAGGTTATTGTCGATGGCGGTCAGGTCGAGAATATCGGAAATCTCGACGAAATCGCCGTACTGGTCGACCTGCGCGGTCAGCGTGGTCATGGACAGCTTACGGCCCTTGGGCGTAACGCCTTCGGTGATGGGCGTCAAGGCCTTGGGCAGCGGATCATACTTACGGAACTCGATCTCTTTGCCCTTGCCCTTGGGGATGTTGCGCTTCTGCGCGAATCGGTCATGCACCAGCTCGGGTTCGGCGTTGTCAATCAGGGTGTCGCAGTAGTAGGTCTTCATCTCGCCCGAGAGACCGGCATCGGTCGTCACGTTCGTCTGACCCTCAAACAGGCTCAGAATGACGGGCAGAATGAAAATGTCTTTGAACTTCTTCATAGAGTTTTGTCTCCCTTCTTACAGTCGGTAAATTAGGCGGGCATCAGAATACGATGCGCTCGCCGCGCCGCACGCGCCTTGCGATCTCTGCGCGGTCGGCCTTCGTGAATTTGCTCGGGTCACTCTTGACAATGACCCCCGGCTGGGAAGTGGTTCCGTTCTCGTTCGGGCGCATTCCTTTCGCGCGGACGTTGTCCATCACGCGCTTTTCCATCTCCGCCGCAGCTTTCGCCGCGCTACGAGCCTGAATGTCGCCTAAATGGGATACCTCGTAAGCGTCTTTTACAGGGACGCCCGCACGCAGCATCGCAATGAAACGCGGATTCTCCGCGACTTCGCGCTTGAGGTCGAAGTCAGGGTACTCGCCCGGCGCGTCCGCCGTGCCGACCAGCTCGCTCGCCTGACGAATCCAGTCGTTATATGTCTCGTCGGCTTTCTGCTGACGCTGCCTGTCTTCTTCCTGACGTTTGAGCGCTTCGTTTTCCTGCTGCATCCGCGCATACTCGCGGTACTGTTCCACGCTCATGCCCATGCTCTCCGCTTCCGCGTTGTAGAGCACGCTGTTGAGCGCCGCATCGCCCTCAAAAGCCGCACGCAGCTTACTCATATCGCCGTCCGTCACGCCATAATGGCGCATCAGTGTGTCGATAATGGGCTGCGAATCGGCGATTTTCTGGTCTTTAGCCTTCTCCTCGCCGAATCTGCGATTGATGATGCGCTGTGTCTCCGCAGTGTACACGTCCTTGTATTTGCCGTTTACGAGGTCAAGGAACTCCTTTTTCAGGTCTTCCCCGCCTTTTCCCGCAGCCCCGGCGTCGCGCTGCTGCATCTTCGCGCCATCGCCCTTCGGCTCGCCAGAAGAGGCCCCCGTATCGTCAGGTGTCTCCTGCTTGCCGAACACGACGTTGGCGTATTCGCCCGTTTTGCCCTTCCGGGTGGGAGAAGAGCTTGCCTTCGTGGTCTCGCCCTGTGCGCTCGCGCCTCCCTCAGCGCCGCCCGATGCACCGGCAGCGGCTCCCGCAGCGGCAGCGCCGCCGTCAAAGAGGCTCAGGATCACGCGAAGCGTGGTTTTGAGGTTCATGGTATCCCTCCTGCTTGTCAAATCGCGGATATTTGGCCCTCCGTGTAGGCCGTGCAGCGCTTCCTATTATCCGCAGGGGAGGGGAGAGCGGCGAAAAGATAAAGAAAAACGCCGACCCTCCCTCGCGGGCGTATGAATAGGAGGAAGCCACTCGCACGCCTAAAGCGTAACATGCGGCTTCCTCCAACTCACCACGGGTGAGAAAAATTTTTTTAATTTTCTTTGACGTGCACGAAGATCGCGTCCGGCCTCGTGTCTTCCAGCTGCTTGAGCCCGATGCACGCGGCGATGAATGCCGCTTCGATGCGCTCATCGCCGCCGCAGTGGATGAGGAAGCGCGGCGCCCCCTCGTCGATCTCAAAACCGTAGACCTCGCAGTCTCCCTCGGCTTCCATGTTCTTCACATAGCCACCGAAAGCGTACATCACACCAGTAATGTAGTTGCAGCATTTCTCGTCCGCCGAATGGCCTTCGCACAGGATCATGTAGCGGCCGATTTCGTGCTCGATGTGAACCATCGTCATGCACTTACACCCCCGGCATCGCCGCGCTGCTGCCCGTGTCCATGTTCGGCTTAGACTGTTCGGCAAGCTTCTGCATGTACGGTGTCTGCGCGTTCTGTGCGTCGGCGTTCTTGCTCTCAATTCCGCCGCTGCTGCCGCTCTTGCGGGTCGTGCCACCGCTCTGCGTGCCGCCAGTCATTCCGATGCCCATGTCCTGTCCCGTAAGCTGCTGGATAACCGTGAGCGCCTTTTGCAGATGATCGCTCTGCTGCTGCACGACGTTGTAGAGCGTCGCGCCTTCGTTGACCTGGCTCTTGATCTTGTCGATCCCTTCGAAGTCCATCATGTCGAGCGCAATCATGCTTTCCTGTGCCCTGTCTGGGGAGAAGAACCCAAGCGAATACAGCTCTTTCGCCCGCTCGTTCTGTTCTGCGCGGGAGAATGGGTTTTTCTTCTGCGCCTTGATCTTGATGTCAAAGACCGGTCTGCGGAACAGGTCATTGCCGAGGCTATCCACGCCCGTCACCTGATCGCCCAGCTCGTTCACGCCGATCTGCGCATACTCGTAGGGCATTTCATTTGTGATGCGGAAAGTGCGCGCTGCGTCGTAGAACTGCCGCATGCGCTCGATGCACAGCTTCACGATCTTCGCCTGCGCGCGGTAGCACGCCGAAATCATATCGCGGCTTGCCTTGTTGCCCGCCTCCTGCAATGCAGAAATAGCCGCCGCAGCCGTCGCCCCGCTGGATGTTCCGCCGTTGGACACGTCACGGTTTGAGCTCGTTTCCTTCATCTCGTCGATCTTCATCTGCACGATATTCGCGTAGATGGAATCGAGCGGGCGCGTCGTTACCTCGCGGAGCCTGCTCTCGTCGATCTGGCCGGACACGTGGATGATCGGCTTGCGCCAATCAAGGAACTCTTCTTCGTTGATATTCAGGCTTTCACTCGCGAAATACCGGCGCTTGCTGCCCATCATTGAAGTTTCGAGGATGTTTCCCCACAGTTTGTCGATGTAGAGCTGCGGATCCTTTGCAATGGCCGTATACCCAAACCCCGCAGGTGTGCCCTTTTCGGGGAATAGCACATCGAACACGAACGGATATTCGCCATCTTCGTAGAAACCGCCCTCCGCATATTCGGGGTCATTTTCGCTGGCGTAGATGATATGCTCCTCGTCGATGAACTTCGCGTAGTGCAGCACCGTTCGCCCGTCTGCGGTCTTCTTGCGGTAATACCAGTCAATCACGGCGACCTTGTTGCTCGTGTCCACCGTGTCATCGTACTCGTATTTCGCCGTTTCAATGCTGCTGCCGCTGAGCTTATCCGCAAACTGCGGGTATTCGTCCTCGATGATGTCGCGGTCGACGAGCGCCACCGTAAACACGTTGCGGCTCTTCTGGATGTCCTCAATACCCGGCTCCCAAAAGATATTCAGCGGGTCAATGCCCTCGATAGCGATGTCGCCGAGCCCGTTGTCTTTCTCTTTGTCCCAGAACACGCCGTAGATCGCCACACCGTGTTTGAGCTTTTCCCACCACTCGAAGCTGTATGTGCTGTCAAATTCGTTGTATTCCATGATGACCGGCAGCACGGACGAGAGCGTCTGCGCGCTTTCCTCGTCGCTCTGCTCGCGAGGCAGGCATACGGGCTCGGGGTAGTTGTCCATCGCGTCGGCGTGCTTATTCATGATCGAGTTAAACAGCCACGCACTCGCAGGCTCGGGAGATTCCCCCGCGTCTTTCGTCCCGCGTCGGATATCCTCCCAATGCCGCAGCTTCCACCAGCGCTCCTCGCTGATGATACGGTTCTCGAAGTTGCTCTTGCCCTGCTTGTACTTTTGCAGCGTTTCTACGGCGTCACCGATCTCCTTGCTGCCGATGGCTGCGCCGCTGCTCATCGCCGCGTCGCTGTCGCGGAATGCGCCTACAAGCGGCGCTTCTGCCTTTGCATCCAACATCGCAGCAGCGCCAGCCGCGTCGGCCTGCTGCTGCGTCTGCGGGAATTTTCTTGTCCCTGCCATGTCTTCCCCTCCTGTCAGTTGTGTTGGAACCACGCATATCTGTCGTAGCTCGGCGTGTTGATGTCCAGCGGGTCGTACAAGACCGGCTTCGGCGGCTTATTTACCCGCGCCGCAATGGGATTCTCCATGCACACATAGCGTGTCATGTCGTAGATATGATCCTCCTGCTCGGTGTTCACGTCCTCAACGTCCTTTTCGTCGTAAACGAGGTTTGGCACCGTGCGGATGAAATTCTTGCACGTATCGAAGATATACAGCATCGGCACGCCGTTCTCATCAAACGCGAATCGGTTGTGCAGCTGCATCTTGCCGTCGATGCGGGCGTTATCCCCCTTCTCGAAGTAGACGCGCTCGCGCTCAAAGAGCGAGCCGATGCTCTCCGTGCCCTGTGTGCCCCAAATGGCGGGGTCGCCCACGCGGAAGATGTGCCTCCCCTTGAGGTTCGGGTCTTCTGCCTCAATGCGCTTCATCTCGCGGGCCACCGCCGTCGGTTCCATCTTCACGCCCTCGTTCGGTGTGCCCGTGCAGCCGTAATATTCCCGGATGTGGTAGAGACGCCTGTCATGGTCGACCGCGAACCAGCCGATGGCGAACGGCCTTGAATAGCCCCAGTCCATTGCGCACCAGATTGGCCACTCCTTCGGCACCTGAAACGGCGCGATGACGTGCGTATGGATGCGGTCGCGGTAGTGTTCGCTGTCATTGCGCCACTCGGTAAACACCTGCCCGGAGAACGTGTCCCAGTCGCCGTAGAGCAGTGCGTTCTTCTCCGCCTCCGGCATCGACGCAAGGCGCGTCAAATAGCTGTCGTCGTTCTTGAGCAGTATCTTATTGTCGAATACCGTGCTCGGCACAAAGATGCGGCTCTTCTGCCGATGCTCTTCGTGCCCATCCGGAAAGCGCACGACTGCATCCTCGCGGATGGTCCTCATCGGCGGTGCTGCCGTGATGAAACGCTCCTTGACCCATCCGTGCCCCACCCCGCCGGGGTTCGCCGTGCTTCGGATGTATACCCGCGTCCCCGGCCCGTTCGGTCGGTTGCGGGAAAAGAGGTAGCTGTATTCTTCCCATGTAAAGTGGGTCAGCTCGTCGAATGCGATAAAGTCATACGCCTGACCCTGATACTTGATCTTGTCCTTTGCGTACTGCATCGAACCGAAGATGATTTTCGCCCCGCTTTGGAATGTCCACGTGTGGCTGCTGCCGTTGTAGCGCGCGCCCGGATAGATACGCGGGTAGTAGTTCAGCGTCTTGTCAATGAGCTCGGCAAGCTGCGGGAAGGTCTTTCGCAGGATAATCGCCTTGTAATACGGGATATCCACCTGCCGCAATGCCTCGATGACCAACGCGTCGGATTTTCCCCCGCCTAACCGGCCGCGCCGCCGTATAGAGCCTCATCCTCCCAGCGGCTCATAAAGAGCGCTTGCTTGGGCTGCGGCTTCCATACCACGCTACGCTTCGCCATTCGCATCACCTCCCGCGTCCTGCGGAACAGGCATCACCGCGGGAAGCTCTGCCACACCGCACACGCTCTCTCCGCTGTCGTCCTTCTTCTCGTCATTTGCCCAGCGGAAATTGTATCTCAGGCTGAATTCAGCGCCACGCTGGCCGTTTCGGTCGAAGAGCCGTTCCTCGGCGTAAGCCTCGATGCGAGACTTCGCGCGCGTAACCGTGTCAACGAATCCTTTCTTTGCCTGATAGTTCAGCAGCGCCTGCCTGCTCGTAAATCCCAGCGCAAGCGCGAGCCCCGTCACCGTCGGTGGGCGCTGATGAATGATAAACGGCTGCCCGAATTTGTCGAGGATTGGCATACCATCGTCCCCTATGATCGGCTCGCCCTTGCAATCCTCGAAGTATTGGTCAATGACGGCCTGCATTTCTTCGACCGTCGCATATTTGGGATGACACCCTGCTTTTGCCATGCCGCCACCGCCTTTCTTTTTTATGCTGCAAGCCCCCCCCGTCCTCGGCCTTATCGCACAGCATTCTTATCCCCCGCTCGGGGAACCGAGCTTCCTATTTCCGACGGTAACACGCCATCTTTTATTTCTCACCACGGGCGTGGAAACTTTCTCTCCCTCTTCCTGTGCTCTCCCTTGTATAGTTACATACACACAACATAGATACATCCTGCATATAGCACCCTCTCCCGAAAGAAAAGAAATATAAAAGAAAAGAAAGGGGTTCTCCCTCACGGCAAAAAGAGAAGCAGGGCTTTCGCCCCGCCTCTTCTTATGCCATTTTGAGCTTTCTTTTGAGCCACGCCCACAGGTTGCGCCACGGGGGGGATTCTGCGTAATTGGCGCGTTGCTCAGCGTTGTATTTTCTATTACGCATTACATTAAGGGCCTCTTGCTTAAAAGCGCACTCATCATTCACCCGCCCAAGCGCCGCCTCAGTGTCAGCAAGCTTATTTCGCAGCGCATCTGCGTCCGCTTTCAGGTTCGCAATCATGTTCTCGCGGTTGATGGCCTCGCCGTTCATCTGGTCGATCTGCTCGGTCAGTGCGGCGTTTACCCGCCTCAACTCCTGCACTTCCGCCTGCGAGTCCTCCACCATCTTTGCCATCTGGTCTTTGGTGTACTTCTTTACATTGATGCTCATAATTTGGCTCCTTTCATTCGTAGTTGTTCTTCCCGTCCCCGGTCGCTCACGATGCTCACGACCTTTACGTCGCCGTATCGCTCAATGTCCATGGCGATGCGCTCCTTGATGCCCTGCGCGTCAGCGGCGGGGACGTTGGCTTTAATCGTGATCGTCAGCATGTGGTTCCTCCTTCGGCTCGCCGTAGCTGCAAAAGTCGTCTTGCTGCATCGGCTTCCCACTTAACGTGCAAAGAGCCTCGCCTGATGACACCGCAAAGCTATTGATATATGCATACTTGCAGTCCTTGCAACGCGTCACCGGCGCAACATCAGCGGCGGGAATACTGTTGATTTCCTGCGTGCAGATTTCTGGATTTTCATACCGACGTGTGATTAAATCAATCACAGTTTTTCGCTTGATGTATTCATCAATTGTCAGCACCTCCTGTTCCACTTTTCGATGATAAATTTGGGTTCGCTATATACGCCACTTTCAAAATCACACTCTGGACAGTATATATAGCACTCTTCTGGGCTGTTGCCATCTACTGTTTCAAGTATTGCTTCTCCGCCGCAGAACGGGCAAGGTTTCAGGTCATACATCCTTCGTCGCCTCCACATAGCACCAGCTCTGAGGCGGGCGCTTGATTGTCCGGCCGTCACAGTCCATTTTGCTGTAGTTGTAATAAGGACAGGCACAGCAATCCGACTCGACTTTACATAGACCCTTGAACTCGCTCAGTTTCTTCGGCGTATCGTAGATTTTTAGGTCGGAGATGTGCCAGCCATAGCCGGTTCTCCCGTTGCCGATGTAGTCAGCAAGCTCCTCGTATGTAAGACAAGATCGCTCCATGTGCTCGAAAAACCAGTTCTGAATGCCACCATTGTCGAAAACATTGATGGGAAATATCCGGTCACAGGTAAACTCCCCGATGACTTTGCCGCCGCCGTAAAACTGTGGCCTTGGATAGTCCGTCACAATGAAGTCCTCGTGCGGATATTTTGGTAACGTGCAGTAGATATAGCACTTAAACGGCGTTTCCTTCTTTGGCCGCGTCTTGCGCACCTCAATCGTCTTTTCGCCGTTGACAATCTTCTCCGCCCACTTCGGGCGGATGCTCAGCATAACAGCCTTACTCATTTTTCATTGCCTCCAATGCCGCTTCCGCCGCCTCGCGGGTGAGGAATACGGTCTTGCCGAAGCCCTTTATCGATACTCCGTATTCCCTTCCGCGAGCGCCTATTGGCTCGATGCCAACAAAGCCAATCTCATTACCCAACCCGATCTGCTTAACCTCGCACTCGCTTATATGCTTGTCCGTGTCCAGTAAGGCAAACACCCGCTGGCCCACCTTGCACGGCAGCACCACCAGCCGCCCGTCCTTGTCAGCCTCGGCCAGCTCGCGCAAGCGATTAAAACTGCAAAGGCTTTCCAAATCAGCAAGACGCATCAGATTCAGTGTGATCTCCTCCGCCTTATCTTTCGGCAGAACTTCTTCCGGCGCCCACCCGCTGTCCTCGTAAGCGGCGATCCGATCCTTGAGGCGATTGCGGCAGTACAGCGCGGTGCAGCTATCCATCGGCTTACCATGCTTACCCGTCCAATCCGCTTTACACTTCTGGCAGTCCATCATTGCCTGTCCATCGGTGTCGCGCTTCGTCAGTCGTTCCATTACTCCACCTCCTGCGGCCAGAACTCGCGGCGGCACTCGTAGCAAGTTATCGGAGCGGCATCTTTTTTCTTCGGGCACACGTTGTCTCCATAGACATCTGCTGGGCAGGCGTACAATACACTTTGACTATCAATCCTTGCACAAGGATAGTTGCCCAGAAACACGCTCTGCCGCGTCTTGACGGGATTCATCTTTACCCATTCCTCAACTTCGGCCACAACGTCCTCTGGCGAATCCGTCTCTCTGCCAACGCGTAGATAAATGAAACGATTCTTCGGCACTCCCTTTTCATCCATGCGTCTCAACTGCTTGATAAATTCAATAGCGTCCATAATTACCTCCCTAAAATTTGAAGCTCTCTTTGAGCTTGATTCCGTGTACCTCCGCCGTAAAATAGCTGCCCTCAAATGCGGCAGACTTCCAGCTAAATGGTTCGCCAATGTACATAGTCATTCCCCCCCAAATCTCAATTTTGTCACGGCAATGGGGAATTCTTCGATCTCGCTTGCCCAGCGTGCCGTGCCCTTGCCGTTGTGCCGTTCAAATACCAGTGGGAACCCGCCGATGCCGTCAAACAGGCTGCCCATCGTAACAGGGCGTAGATATTGCGCGCTGATACGCTTTGCCAGGAAATCCCAGAAGGGCAGGGCGATGGAATTCCCCAGCGCCTTATAGCGCGGACTGTCGCTCGGCTTGCGCAGTTTGCCCTTACTGTCGCGCCACTCGCCGATGTCCGTCCAGTGGTCTGGGAATCCTTGCAGCCGCTCGCATTCCATCGGCGTGAGGCGGCGCACAATCATTCCGGTTCGGACGGTGTTTTGCAAATTCAGACTTTGCCCTACGCTTTCTTTTGCTTGCAGCGTCCCGTTGATCTCGCCCCCCTCGGTGAAATTGCGGCAATCAACACTGCTGACCACTAAATCGGTGCTATCCTTGTAATCTCGCTGCTTGCAGTTGCTCGCAACGTCTCCCTCGCGGTAGTCCCCGAAGCCCTGCATTTGATAGCAAACCGCCGGAACCTCGCCGAAGGTGTGCAGCAGCGTCGGCGCGCATTCCTCGGCGTAGCCGATGCCGTTCGCCTTTGCACCATGCCCCGCCTTAAAGGCCGCGCAGATCATCGGCTGATTGTTCCCGCTCATGCCGGCCGCAGCGGTCAGCGTAGGTGCTCTGTCGTCGCTTCGCACCTCGGCCCCGCCTTGCTGTGTTCCCATGCAGAAAATCGCCGGGTTATTTACTCCGCCGCCAACGCCACCTTGTAGCGTCGGGGATGCTCCCTCTGTGCCAAAAATCCGTTTGCTTTGGCAGTCCCACTGCGTCAGACAGTTTTGGAAAATCGTCTGGTCGTTGCTGGTGCCGAGCGTTCCGCTCTTGTCCTCCTGAACTAAAGCGCCTTTTCCTCCTCCGTCACAGCCCCCCCTGATTCGGACTGCATAAGAAGCACCGCTTTTAGTGTTTCCGGCAAGTCTTTCCCGCGCCGTTCCGCTCTCCGCAAAATGCCTTGACACGCTTTTGCGCTCAAAGAGTATTTCTCCTGCGGTGTCTCCTCCAAAATCTGCGACAACCGAGATACGACGGCGACGTTGGGGGACTCCCCAGTGTTGCGCGTCATGCACTCGCCAAGCCACGCTCCATCGTCCTCCCACTTCATCGTGGTAGCCACCCCAGGTGTTCCAGCCTTTTTCAGGCACTTCAATATCGGGGGCTTCCGGTTCTGCGATGCGGATGATCTCTTCGAGGACTGCCGCGAAGTCTCTCCCTTTGTTGCTTGAGAATGCTCCGGGCACGTTTTCCCAGACCATATACCGAGGTCGGACCATGTCACCTGTCCGTCCGTTCGCTCTGTCATGTTCCCTCATCTCCTTCACGATGCGGACCTGCTCCATGAACAATCCGCTTCTCGCGCCGGCCAATCCTGCGCGTTTTCCTGCAATGCTCAAATCCTGGCACGGCGAGCCGCCCGTGATAACGTCCACGGCCTCGATCTCCGCACCGTTGATCTTCGTAATATCGCCGAGGTGTTTCATCTCCGCCCCTCGCATTCTGCAAACAGCTCCCGGAACGTCATCCCCGTCAAATCTTCCAGCGCCAGCAACAGCCGCACCGTTGTATCGCGGTCGCCGCGCACCCACGCCGACACCGTAAACTGCGACGTGCCGAGGGATTGCGCCAGTTCGGTTTGATTGTAGTCCGTCTTTTCCAGTGCTTCCTTGAGTGTCGGATAGACGCAGAACTCAAACGGCGTTTTCGGTCTCATAATCTTGCTCATGCCCGCACCTCCTGAAAAAACAAACTCCCTTGTGAGATGCATTCCTCAAAGCGCCTTTCCTGCGCTTCGTAGTAGCGCTCGTCAATTTCGTACCCCACAAAATCGAGCCCAAGCTCCAATGCAGCGATGCGGCTGCTTCCGCTGCCGAGGTGTGTATCGAGTATCTTGTCTCCGGGCTTGGCGTACTTCTGCAGCAACCACACGTAAAGCGCCACAGGCTTCTGCGTCGGATGAATGCGCTGCTCGTTCAGCGCCTTATTCCCTTGCTGGATAAACCCCTCTGCGATGCTTTTGCCCTGCATCATGCCATTCCACATATAGTGGAAAATCCGCACGCTGTCATGGCAGTTTGTGGCTGCGATCTCGCAATCGCTAAAAGAGCTGCCCTCGTTGCACTTGTCCCAAACAATGCGCCCCGGCGCAAAGTGATAGTCGAAATAGTTGCAGCCCCAAACAATATAGCGCTTTGCAACCCGTTCCAGCTCATCGAAATAATCACGTGTCGGAATATCCCACTTCGGCGATATAGGGTAGTCTCTGTGCACGCCGATTTTGCTGACCTTGCAGCCATAATATCCGCGCCGCTCCGGCCCGCTGAAATACGGCGGATCGACCACAGCGAGGTCAAAAGCCTTGTCCGGCAGCTTCTTCATTGCCTTCATACAATCGATATTTTCAGCAACGTTCATGCGCGCACCTCCCCAAACGCCTCCTCAAACGTCAGTCCCGTTACTTGCAGCAGCGCTTTAATCACGCGAATGCTGAATTCGTTCTTTCCCGTTGTCCATCTCCACAGGCAGAGTGGGGAGACCCCGATCTTTTCGCTCAACTCCGGCGGCGTGATACCGGAGTCCTGCAAAGCCGCCTTGAGCTGCGGATATACGACCGTCTTAAACGGCACGTGGTTCGTGTTCTCTGTCAACATCTTTTCGCTCCCTCATTTCGTCATTTCAGATTTTGCAGCCGCTTTTGCTTGAATCTGCGCGCCACACGAAAATCATCAATGGCGCGGTATTTTTCCTCTTTCGCCCTGCGGCTTGCGTCGCTTTTTTCTTTGTCTGCCGCGTAGTGCGGGCAATGGTCCTGGCAGCCGGGATAGCGCACGGGTGGCAGGCAGCTGTGGCAGTGCTCAAAGCTCATCTCACACCTCGCGGATCGTGATGCCGTACTTGTCCTGCATCAGTTTCTTTTTCAGCAGATAATCCTTCGTTTTCGCGCCCTTTGCGTCCTCGACCTCGCGCAACCAGTGCACCGTTCCGTTGCAGTCCGGCTCGGTCGCCCGCTCGTAAATAAAATCCGCGCGGTAGACCATCGGCTTGATTCTCTCACCCTCGATGGTCGTGTAGCCTTCAACGAGTGTGAAATTGACTTGCAACCGCAAATCGCGAATCTTGCCCATCGCTCGCAGCACTTTCAGCTCGCCGAACCGCGCCGCCTCACGCTCGGAATCAAACTTGATTCCGTCGCACACGACCTTGCGGTTTCCGTATTTGCTTTTTTTCGGCTTCTGCGCGCCTGCCAGCTTGTCAAGCACCTGCTTCTGCGCCTGCGGCCCGAGCCTCGCGAGGTCAGCCGATGTCAGAGCCATCGTTTACCTCCGCCTTGCTGTCCGCGGGGTCGTCCCGCAGACCGACCGCAATATGCATCACGTTCTTCTCATCGACGCGCTGGTGAATCTCGTATTGCCCAAGCAGCGGGTTCACCTTCGGTCTTTCGAGGTGGAGCGCCTTCATGCGTGGGATATCTTCTCCCGTGTCGGGGTCCTTCACTGCCTCACCGTAGGCAAGCGCGATCTGGATAATCCAAGCGTCGAACGCCATGCGCAGCTGGTTCAGCCCTTCCAAATCCTCGCGCAGCTTCGCATTCGCTTCCATCAGCTCGCCGACTTTTTTCTGATATCTGCCAAGCTCGTGCTCAAGCCGTTTTACCTTGTCTCTGTTTCTTTCGCTCATCGGTTCTCCGTCCTTTCGTAGTGCAGCGTCAACGCCCGAGCGATCGGGCAGCGCCGCCATTCCTCGTTGGCGCAGTAGCGCCGCGTATATTCGTCCAGCTCTTCTTTTGGTAGCTTGACTTGTGCGCCCTCGCAGTTGAGATAGTCGCGGTAGTCCCGCGAGTAAAACGGGCACTTGAAAATGCCCCCGCGATACCCGCTCACGGCGCACCGCCTGCCAACACCGATTTGACGTGCCTCATGCGCTGATTTGCCTTGTCGCGTCTCATGCTATCGCCCTTGAATACCAGTGGCGTGCACATCTCGAGGATGCGGTCATAGATGCGCTGATAGGCCATGTCTTTCGGCCTGCACAGCTCGTCAAGCGTCAGGTTTGTGGTGACGATCAGCGGCTTCTTGGCCTTGTATCGCTCGTCAATGACCGTGTAAACCGTCTCCATTGCGTACTCACTGCTGCGCTCTGCGCCGAGATCATCGATCACCATCAGCGGGTAATAGTGCACCTGCTCGACGATTTCTTTCTTGTCGTATCCCGCGTTGAGGATTCGCGGGAAGCTCGTAATCATCGCCGGGATCCCGCGGTCAATCAGCTCGTTGGCGATACACGCCGCCGCGAAGGTCTTCCCGTTGCCGGTGTTGCCCCACAGCAGAAGCCCATTGTTCTCGCGCCGCATATCGTCCCATGCGTCGGCATAGCGTTTGCATTTGACGATCTCGTCACTCATCGTCGCCTTGTCGAACCGGCACGCCGTCAGGCTCTTGTCGCGGATTCCGTCAGCACGCAGCGTTTCGATGCGTAGTCGCTTCTCACGGTCAGCGCGAGCTTTTTTCTCGGCCTCGTACTCTCGCGCCGCGCAAGCACACTGGCACCCGACAAGGCGGACATTCCCGCCGATGGGGATGCGGCACTGCTTCGGCGTGTTGCAATGGCCGCAGTACAGCAGCCCGTCTTTCTCGTAATCGACCAGATCACGAACAGGCTCGGCCTTTTTCGCGATGCTGTCGATCAATGCGTCAACGTTCATAGGCTTCCCTCCGTGTTGCCGTAGTCGTAGTGATACCCTCTGCCGCTCTCGGGTAGCTCATCGTCCCACCGGCCTTGATTCAGCCATGTAGCGGGGTGTGGAATAAACTGCCCGTTGTTCTGCGTCCATTGGTCGCTGCACTTCTGCCGCTCCACTGCGGTCACAAGTGTTTCGAGTGGGACTTTGACCCGCTCGAAAGCTCTCTTAGCAGACTGTTTCCCGATTTTTCGCGGGTAAACTGACCAAAAACGCTCGAATGCGTCCCTCGTAGAGGGGGATTTAGAGGGTATATCGTTTTCTGTCTTATGTTCTTCGTCTTCTGTCTTATGTCTTATGTTATTAGTAGGCTTACATTTGCTTGCATTTGCTTGCGTTTGCTTACATTTGCTTGCATTTGCTTTTGGTGCTCTGCCGCCAGCCGCTCCATTCTGAGCCAGCGCATCAGATTTTTGAGCGTCACGGTCAACGACCGACTTAAATACCGGAAATAAAAGGGATTCTCTCCCGAGGTTGTCTGGAATTTCACCCGACCTGGCATATTCTAAAATCGCAACAAACAGACGGCCTTTTTCGTCATCTTCCAGTGCTGCTGTTTGCTCGATCCAGTCGTAATATGCCTTTACATAGCACCTTGTAGATGCAGCTCCCATACCGCCACCGCCTTAAAACGGCAGCTCGCCGTCGTCCTCGCTGACCTCTGCAAAGCCGCCTGCGGCGCTCTCTGCGGCGTATTGCGGCGCGGTGGTATCATTCCCCTCCAAACGCCTGTTGTCCGCAAAATACACGCTGTCGGCCTGCACCTCGTAGCTCCTGCGCTTGTTGCCGTTCTTGTCCGTCCAGTCGCGCATCTGCAAGCGCCCCTCGACGCCGATCATGCGACCCTTATCGGCGTAGTTGCAGAGCACTTCTGCCGTGCCGCGCCATGCGACAACGTCGATCCAGTCCGTGCCGCCCTCTTTGCCGTTGCGATCAACGGCAAGAGGGAACGACACAACGGATACGCCGCTGTTCGTCTTTTTCAGCTCCAAATCCCGCCCGATGCGTCCCATCAGGCAGATTCGATTCATGCTCATTTCAATTCCTCCTCGCTTTGGTGTTGGTGCAGATAGAGCACATGGCTCTTGCCGATGGCGGCGTTTTGGGCGAGCCATGCGCGCGCCTGCTCGCGGGATAGATGGCTCTCCATCGCGCGGCTCTCATAGCTGAATTCTCCCGCCTCCAGCTTGCGCTTCATGCGCTCCTGTATCTCCTCTTCGCCGTAATTGGCTTCGATCAGATAAAGGTCGTAGTCCTGCGCCACAATGCCGTCCAGCGAGGCGCAGTCCGTCGCATAGAACACGCGCTCGCCGTTTGCAAATTCGATATGCCACGCACAATTCGGAACATCGTGAGGAATGGAATTGTAGGACACACAGACGGGGTAGAGAAGGGAACAGGAGTAGAACAGCACATGGCCTGCCATGCCCTCGTCGGTCACGCGGCGGTCCACGCCGATGCGTCCCATCGGTTCCATGAGCCACGGAGGGACGCACCAGCGCAGCGCAGGGCGCAGGAAGTGCAGGCGCTTGATGGTCTCGGGGTTGAAGTGGTCGCCGTGAACATGCGTCAGCAGGACGAGCCTCAATCCCTTGCAGTATGGTTCGAGTTCCCGAAAGGGAACGCCGCAGTCAATGAGTATTTCATCATTCAGCAGTACGGCGTTCCCCTTGGAGCCGGTCGAAATGACCTTGACCTTACAGATCATTCATGCTCACCTGCTTGGTGGTGCCGGTCTTTCCGTCGTCCGGCGTACCGAGGGCGTCAGCGGGAGCGGGCAGCTCGTCCTTGACCTCGCCTGTGGTCTCGTCCACTTCGACGGTCGGGAGATCAAAATACTGCTCGCGGCTCGCGCGTCCCTCTTTCAGTGAGGTATACACATTACGCAGGCGCACGATGCTCTGCGCCGTGAACGCTTCGGCCTTGCAGCCGATGTACTTTTCAAGGCACTCCATCGGTACGCCGAAGTCATCCTTGAACGCCTGTCCCATCTTGCGTACGCGGTCGATCATGGGTTCATCGCTCTTTCCCATCATCGTCTTGGTACACGCCGCAAGAGCGGCGTCTACCACGTCGCCGGGGATAATGCCAAGAATGCACGCGCGCATACGGCGCGCGCCCTGATTGGCGACCATTTCATAGATGTCGCGCGGGTCGGTGAGGGCAACGCTGCCTTTCTTGGTGTAGCGGATATGCGGCACGGTGAAGATCTTCGTCTGGCGGGTGTTGGTCTCCAAATCCCAGCAGTAGGCCATGACGGTACTCTCGCCGTTCTTCTGCTCCAGCTCGGTAATGCCGAAGTCGAGGTTGCCCCAGTTCTGCGCCATGACCTCGGCGAGACGGATCGAGGGGCCGGTCACGTTCTCGCCGCCGCGCGGGTATTCATAGATCGCGCGCTCGGCAAGGCTCTTGCGCTTGCAGGCGTTGAGAATGCGGTTGTTCGCTTCGATCTCGTCACGGGGAAAACGCTTGGCGACGACCATTGCCGCCTGTACCTCCTGCGCCTGACGGGAGATCATCATTTCGGCGTTCACGCTCTTGGCGCTCACAACTTCGGTGCTGTTGTAGGTCTGCATTTCGTTCATGGTAATATCCTCCTTAAAATAATCATTCGTACTGATAGCCATTGCTGACAAGGAATTGCTTCAAAAGGCGCAGGCGCTCGCGCGTATCGGTCACGCGGAACGACACCGTGAGGCGTTCGACCGCCGCCTGCTCCACGCGCTTCGGGACGACCTGCGGGGCCGCTGCGACGGTATCACCAGCAGCGCGCGCTGCTGGAGATACCGTGTGGCGTTTCACGGCCTCGCGCTCCTCCTCGGCGCGGCGGTGACGCTCGTTGACAACGGAGATCGCAAGCGAGAGGTCGAGGTTATTTTTGTACTCCACCATGATCTCCGGCGCGTTCTCGCCCATCGTGCCGATGGTTTTCATGTCCTGCGCCACGCCGTCCACCTTTAGCTTGATCTGCTCCATGAGCTTCTTCGGCGTCTTGGCTCTGGCGCTCGCCATATCGACCTTAACGCCGGTCTGCCCGAACGAAAGGAAGTCGATCTCGTTGACCGCGCACAGCTCCCGAAAATAGCCCAGCAGCATTTCCTCGCAGCGGCTCTTGATCTCGCTTTCCGTCGCGTCAATCTTGGCTTTCAGGTCTGCGTCGGCGCGCTTGTACGGGTCGGCAATGCACTCACGGTAGACGGATTCGAAGCTGTCGTACTTCTCCATGATTGCGGCTTTAATGGCCTTGCGCTGGGTCTCGGCATCGGCAAACTCGCGGTTCATTTCGGCGCGAATGTTCTTCACGCTGGTTAAGGTCTCGTCGGTGCAGACAAGGCTCATTGCCTCTGCGACGCGCTGCTCCGTCTGCTCCTTCCGGCTCCTCAAATGCTCCTCGATCACGGGGAGTTGAGTCACTTTCATCAGGGTGTTATCCATCTTCGGTCTCCTCCAATTCTTCAAAATACATTTCCTCTGCGCCGCAGTCCGGGCAGAACTTTTCCGTCACAAGGGCATAGCCGCGCTCACCGTCAAGGTTCTCGCGCCTGCGCAAGACGTCGGGCTCGTCAAAGGTCAGCCCGCACCATTCGCAGCGGTACATCACATCATCGCCGAGACCGCGATGAGCACTGCCGCCAGCAACAGGCAAATACCGGCAAAAAGCATCGCCTCGTCCGCTTTGCGCTGCTCTCTCGTGCGCTTGTCGTGCCGTTTCATCGTCTGCACCCCCTGTCGATATACGGCAGCAGATCATACAGCACCTTGCACACCGCGCACGCGCCGATGACGGCAAGGGAGGTCGTAAAGTCGCAGCCGTTCAGCGCGATCACCGCAGCGGCAATACCGCCGAAAAATAACGTGTCGATCATGCCTCCACCTCATATCCAAGAAATTTCAGGAACGAAAGCCGCGGGATGACCGTGATCGTTCCGATGCGGCTGACCGGAAATCCGAGCTGTTCGGGGTGGTCTTTCGCCGCAATGCTGATCGAATAGGGCTTCCGCCCGAGTACCGGCGCGATATCCGCTGGTGTCAGCACCGGCTTGTCCGATGCAAGCATTTCTTCCACTGTCATGCGTCCTCCTTATCCTCGGCGCGTCGTTCAATGATCGCGTCGATTGCGCCCTCCACTCGCTTTCGCGCATCGGGCGGCTTGCGCCTTCCGTTCAAGATCATGCTGATATAGGCTCTTGTCACGCCCATCTCAGCCGCGACTTCTTCAAACGAAATGCGGTTGGTGTGCATCTTTCCGACTGCACGGCCAGTCCATGCTTCAAGCAAAGCCATTCCTCCCTTTTCATTCTGTTAATTTTGTTGACTGTGGCAGGGAAGTTTGCTATACTGCTTTCGCGGGGTTATCTCCATAAAAGGGGGTGATCGCATGAGAAACGCAGCACATACTTCGTCCGAGCTCGCGTCGCTTGCTGGCAAGTTGATGCATCACGAGGACAAGGACGTTCGTTCTCTTGCCGCCATCGCCTTAGCTAACCGGCGAAAGTAGGTCAGCGCACAGGAGAAAAGATGAAGCTACTCGCACATTTTCGCCCCGCAGCCGCCTTGATGCTCACGCATCGGGGCGGTTTCCTTTTCCTGCCGCAGTCAAATTTGGTGTTGCATAAGTTAACTAACCGTGCTATTATGCAGATAGCCGAACCACATAAGAGCTTGACACGGACGAATAAATCGTCGGGGTCTGGTTTTGTGTTATCTTTTTGCAACTCACAAGTTAAGTATACAGTTAATTTTGCGAACTGTCAACGACATTTGAGATACTTTTTTAACTTTGCCGATTTGCATAAATTTCAGAGGAGTATTTTATGTTTTATGACAAATTTGTGGCTTTGTGCGCCCAAAAGGGGGAATCGCCATCGCATGTTGCTGAAGCCATCGGACTTTCTAACGCTGCCGCGACTGGGTGGAAAAACGGAAAGAAACCAAACGATATTACACTGCGCAGGCTGTCGGATTATTTTTCTGTCCCGATTGAGGATTTAAAGGATGTGCCAAGCTCCTTTTATAAAAATTATGTAAGACTTTGCGATTCCATAGGAAAATCCCCGTCTGGCGTGGCTGTCGAACTTAATATTGGGAAGCCGTCCGTAACAAGATGGAAACATGGCGGGGGGATTACGGATGCCACCGCGTTTAAAATCGCAAACTACTTCCACGTACCCGTTGCCGAGCTGATGGGGGACGACTGCGCAGAAAAAGAAGCCGCCGCCCCGAAGGACGTCGGCCTTTCCCCGATGGAATCTCAGTTGATGGAATATGTCCGCGCGCTTACGGACGATCAAAAGAAGATGCTGCTGGCACAGTTGCAGGCGCTAAAGAATCAAGAATGATCCGTTTCTGTTCGTCGCTGAGATCGCGGAACGCCTGTAAAATTTCGCTGTCGATGTCTTTCATCTATGTATCCTCCGTTCAAGTTATTTCACCTATTATCTCTCATTGAAGGTAGATTCTCATGGGAATGTATAACGACCCGGAATATTTTGAAAAGCGCGCGCGATACCAGCGCCGCGTAATAAAGAAGATAGTAAGCTTGGTTCTTTCGGTTTTCCGTGTAAAATAAGGAAGTGATGTTATGCCGTTTAATGTAGCGTCTGCATTGGGCTCTCTCGCGTTGACTGCTTCCATATATGGCGCAGGGCCTCTTCTCTTGCGGTTGCGAAAAGGCCCCATTTCATCAAAGGCTCTAAAATGGCTGCACATTGGGTATACAGCTATTTTGGCATTTGCATTTTCCGTCTATGATTTTTCTAATGGGTACGACATCAGCTTTTCTCCTGCGATTCTTTGGGGCAGCATTTTCTATTGGTGGAATCGAAGCTATTTTGAAAAGTTCAACTATCCGCCGGTTCAACCAGCCACCACCGCGCAGGCAGCTCCGGCTTCGCCTGATCCCGTCCCGTCAGGGCCGGAGCTGCCTGCCGTCATCCCTGAAAAGCCGGTTAAAAAGGCCGCGCCGCGAGCGCTGGTGATTGGCCTTGTTGTCGCTCTTGCGCTGAGCCTCGCTGGGAATGTCTGGCAATCTCTGGCATGGAATGCAGAGAAAAAAGAGTTTGATTCCGAGTTAAAGGGAAAAGACCAGGAGATTTCCAATTTGAAAAGTGCGAACATCTCTCTTAAATCAGAGATTTCCGACTTGGAAACATACCGCGCTGATACTTACTATACGACAGGGTATATCGTAAGCGGGTCAAATTACTACCATAGATATGATTGCCCAGTATTCAAAGCTGCAAATACATACCAATCGCACAACACAAAGTTTTGCGAATGGCTCGGGTATAGCGCTTGCCCTGTGTGCAAGTCAGGGTTTCTCATAAACTTTAATAGCAAAATGCCGCAGCAGTCTGCGCCGTAGGCGGTTTGAGTAAAAGCCCTCGCCGCCTCTGCAACACCGGCGAGGGCTTTTCAGCAGCAGCGGGGAGCGGTCGCCGCTGCTTGCTTTGACCTTATCGCGCTTTACCTTACCACTTCAATACCAAAACCTTGCAACACGACGGCGTTCGACAGCGTTCGACAGACCCACTTTCGGCACCCCAAGTAGTCGGAAACCGGAAAAGTTAAGGTGATATAAATGAACATTCAAGAGCTGTGCAGACTTCGTAAAGAAGAATTGAAACTGACCTACCACGACATTTCCGACGCTTCCGGCGTGCCGCTGTCCACCGTGCAGAACTTCTTTTCCAAACTGTCGAAAGCACCGTCCATTTACACCGTCGCGCCGATCTGCAAGGCTCTCGGCATATCCCTTGACGAAATATTCGGAATTTCCGAACACTTGACGCCAACAGAGGAAACATTGCAGGCGCGAAACGATGAGTTGGAACGCCATGTGGATGCAAAGGCTGATACCATCGAGATCATGCGGCGCGGCGTCCGTATCCGCAACGGTGTGATTTTAATTTTGTTCATCGCGGTGGTGCTGCTGGCCGCATGGTGCGCGTATATCGATCTGCACTGCACCGACTATGGTTTTTGGAGGGGCTGACATGGGAAACTGCATCAAATGTAAAGCAGCGCTGCCGGATGGCGCGCTGTTTTGTCCTATGTGCGGGAAAAAGCAGGCATCCGTCGACCGCAAGGCCACAAAGCGCGGCAACGGGACAGGCACAGTCTATAAGCGCGGCTCTTCATGGGTAGCCGAAATCACCAAAGGCTACCGCGAAGAGGACGGCAAGCTGACCCGCGTGAAGGCAAAAAAATGCGGCTTCCGCACAAAACGAGAAGCCTTAGAATATATCCCTATGCTGCGGACGCAAAAGCCCCGTGAAAAGGATATCACTTGGCGCAAGGCATACGAATTATGGTTCCCGACGCACCGAGCCGACAAGTCCACGCTGAATTGCTATGCCGCTGCCGAAAAGTATTTTGCATCGATCGAATTTATGAAACTGGCCGCGGTCGAGATTGATGACATCCAAGAATGCATTGATGACTGCCCGCGCGCCAAACAGACGAAAAAGAATATGCGCACCGTGTGCAGCCTGATCTACAAGTATGCCGTTCCGCGCGGATATGCCCCTATGAGTATGGCCCCGTATCTCACCGTCACCGGCGAAAACGCCGCGCCGCGCGCGAGCTTTGATGCCGACCAGATCGAGAAGATAAAAGAGGCGTGCGGCGTGATTCCATACGCCGACTATATCTACTGCATGTGTTACCTCGGCTTCCGCCCTACAGAATTTCTCGGCCTGTCGATTGATAACTACGACAAGAAAGAAAAGGTGCTTCGCGCTGGTATCAAGACTGAAGCGGGCAAGAATAGAACCGTCACGATATCACCCAAGATTCAGCCCATCATAGACCGGCTGGCGAAAGACAAGATATCCGGCGCGCTGTTCTGTAACGAAGAAGGAAAAGCGTTCAGGTATGACTATTTCCGCGACGAGGTTTTCTATCCCACATTAAAGGCAATCGGCATTGACAATCCAATCGAAAACAAGCGGCACAAGTATTCCCCCCATACATGCCGTCATACGTTCGCGACGCTGATGAAAAACATTCAGGCATCGGACAAGGACAAACTCGAGCTGATCGGTCACGCAAGCCCCGAAATGCTGCGGTATTATCAGGATGTCAACCTCACCGACCTTCGAAAAATCACCGATGCGATATAGTTTTTCTGTTACCCCCTCGTTACCCCCATCGAACGATTTCCCGTTGATATTCCGTCGTTTTTCGGTGACTGGGGGTCAAGAGGCCGTGAGTTCAAGTCTCGCCACTCGGACCA